GATTCAGTAGTTACTCTCGATGTGACTATGGCTGACGGTGAACACAAAGCGTCGTCGTTTACTTGCTCGACAGGTCAAACCGTCACCATCAACAAATCAGGAAACGACCCTGCCGCCATTATTCGTCGCAGTGTCCTGAGATTCGATGGAGCATCTGACTCATTAGTGGGTGTGTTCAACGAGTCGAATACAACTGGCGGGTATTTCTTCGCCTCCTTTAGTGTCAACGGAGACAGTGGCACAACGTCGGGCCGCATTTTCAACATGAAATCGTCCGATTATCATTTGGCATATAATAGTAATCGTTCATTTATATGGTCACTCCGAAACTCGAACTCAAATGACTTGAGCTATTATTTCGCAAGTGCCTACAGAGGAACTCACTCAGGCGGGTTCGACCCTGCCAACGGCGTCATTTTGCACGAAGTCAAAGCCGTCGCCGGAACTCAATTTTCCAAATTGAACGGCGGCGACATTCAATCAGGGTCGCTATCCCTGACAACCTTATCCTCGGAGGATTTCTACATCGCTCAAAATCCTTCTGGAACCGGAAACCCCGCCATCGATTTGGAAGCCCTCTACCTGTTTGACGAGACTCTGACCGACGATGAGGCGACAAAGGTTCGCGATTACCTCAACTCGAAAAGCTCCATTTACTAAGCCATGCCCGAAGAAGAATACATCGACGAACCACTCACTGAACTGGAGCGGGATCAGCTAGACACCGGATGGTTCTATTTCCTAGCCACGCCAGAAGCCTACCCCGCACTGTATGGATACGTTGACGAGTCGCGAGGCTACCCGATTGAGGGTGAAAAGGCTTCGACCCTTCACGGCCTACCACCAGCCGAAGAACTAATGATGGCAACCGACGGCAGTGGTCAACTAATGCTTCAACTCGCAACGTGGAGAGTGTCCTCGGACGATCTCGCCGTCCTTGCCCCTTACATTGCAGTCGGCGAAGTCTCGACCATCACCAAGGCCGAATGGGATGCCATAAAGCCCGTCGAAGACGAAAACCTCTAACCAGAGCAGACCGCAATGTTCCAACACATCACACACCCAATCTCCGGCATCCTAGCATCCATCTTCGTTTTCATGTCTACGCTGCCCGAAAACATCAACGTAATCATCCAGATGGTCTCAGCTTTTCTCGGCTTGATCATCGCCGTCCTCTCTGCTATAACAGCAGTTGAGAAATTCCGTAACCGTAAGAAAAATGATTAACTACATCATCGAAAACAAAGAACAGCTCTTCGGGGTTGTTACCGCCGTCATCGCAGCCGCATCAGCTATCGCTGCCCTCACCCCTACACCGAAGGACGATACCTTCATCGGTAAAGCCTACAAGGTCATCGACTGGCTCGCGCTCAACGTGTTCAAGGCTAAGGATAAGTGATTAGGGAATGTCCGACTTATTTGAAAAAAGTGTAGCTGCCAGAGCTAAAGCTGCCGCTAAAGCTGCCGCTAAAGCTGCCGCTAAAGCTGCCGCTAAAAAATCGGCTAAAGCGGCCACCGAGTTCGATCCTGAAGGTATAAGATATGACGAAAAAACAGGTGCGGAACTTGCGGAGCTAATGCCTTTAAATATAGATAAACCTACGGATAGGCCGACAGAAGAGGAGCTTGCCGCCCTCGCAGCCGGAGATTCCGTTCCCGAAAGAACCCATGAAGGAGCATTTGAAGCGTGGGTGTGGCATCGCGCTAACGAGGATGACCCTAATAGTCCCTTTGATTGGTATAAGCACAAAGGTAGTATTGACCCTAGAAACGGTATGCTCTTAAAGGGTATGGGACACACATCTGTCAAAACAGCTATCGACTATGAAAAAAATCAAGGAAGGCACTTTGTAAAAAGGCCCGATGGAAGATATATCTTACAAAAGATAGAGAAATGATCAAACTACTGACCGCAGCAGCTAAGGCATACATAGCTTACGTCGGTCTCAAACAAAGGACATACGTTTATGAACTGGAAGACGACATTGATGAGCTTGCCGCTGATGGCTCTCCTGCTGCCAAGCTGCGGATCGAACGCTTGGCGAAACGACTCAAGTTTGAACGAGAGCGCATTGCTCGACCCTCCGACGGTGACGCTGGTTGATGGCGTCACGTACCAGTTTGGAGAGGGCCAGCTAAAAGGACGAGGCCAGAAGTTTCACAGCGATTATTCATACCGTCGCGCAATCATTATCGGCAAATGAGTCCAAGTAAAATACTCGACAAGATCCTAGAACTTGTAGCCGCTTACAGAGCGGCTAAAGCCGTCAAGCGTAAGAAGGTTAAGAATCTCAAGAAGGTCGCCATCTGTGTGGGCCACAGCCGGATCGGCGACAAAGGGGCCACGTCCGTCGGAGGCGTAGACGAGTGGTCTTACAACAAGAAGGTCGCAGACCTGCTGAAGAGCCACCTGCGTCACCAAGGAGTCCAATCCGTTGTGTTCGATGACTACCCGTCGGAGAGCTACAGCGGCGCGATGGACTGGTTGGGTCAGAGTATCGCGAAGGAGAAGTGCGACATCGCAATCGAACTGCACTTCAACAGCTACTCAAGCTCGAAAGCAGAGGGATACGAATATTTATATTACCACACCAGCAACAACGGTCGCCGTCTGGCTGAGTGTTTCCGAGAAGCCCACGCTGAGACCTTTAAGGTGCAGTCAGACAGAGGAATCAAGCCGATTGAATCAGATGGTCGCGGGGGCGGGTTCTTGAGGAGCGTGCCGCCGCCAGCCGTTATCTGCGAGCCTTTCTTCGGTAGCTGCCCAAAGGAATGGATTCTCTTTGACGTAAAGCACTCACTACTGGCCGACGTATACGCACAAGCGATCACCAGCTACTTTAAGAACGCATGAGGAACTACCAAAAAGAATACGACAACTACCACAGCAAGCCGGAGCAGAAAAAGAATCGGGCTAGCCGTAATGGCGCACGCCGAAAGATGAAGAAGATCTTAGGCAAGCGGGTCAAGGGCAAGGACGTTGACCACAAAGACGGTAATCCAAGAAACAACTCACGAGGGAACTTACAACTACTCAGCAAATCAAGAAATAGATCAAAAAAGTGAAATCTCTAAAATCAGTCATGATCGCGGGTCAGCGGATCAAGATCCACAAGACTGAGTTAGAGGGGTGCTACGGTCAGTATCTTCATGAGAAGCGGATAATCCAGTTACATAAAAATCTACCGGAACACGAAATCATCCCGACCCTACGCCATGAAATGTTACACGCCGCCTTCCACATCGCTGGTATCTCGTTCTGCGAGAACTTTGAAGAAGAAGCCTGCGTCCGCTGTATCGACGAGGTCTTCTTTCCCGCCTACGAACGAATCCTTAAACGCTTAAAATGAAAAAGAAATCAAAGGTAAACGAGGCAGGCAACTACACGAAGCCTACGATGAGGAAGCGTTTATTTAACTCAATCAAGGCCGGAACCAAAGGCGGTAAAGCAGGTCAATGGTCCGCACGAAAAGCACAACTGCTAGCAGCAAGATACAAAAAAGCCGGAGGAGGCTACCGAGACTAATGAAAAAAGAAGAATTCAAACCACACATGATGTATGACAAGAATGGTAAAGGCTACAAGGCTGAAACCTACGAGCAGCACCTTGCCATGAAGAAGAAAGGCTACGGCCACACTAAGCCATCTACCAAGAAGAAGGCTAAGAAGATTATCCGTAAACGATCTAAACCCCAATCCGGTTACTAATGCCTAAGAAAGCTTCACAGAAATCCCTCGATAATTGGACTGATGAGAAGTGGGGAACCAAGTCTGGTAAGCCGTCGCTTAAAACGGGCGAGCGGTATTTACCAAAGGCTGCGCGTGAGGCTTTGACTGACGAAGAGTATGCCCGAACCAGCCGTAAGAAGCGTGAAGGTATGCGGAAAGGTAAGCAGCACGTCAAGCAGCCCAAAAAGATCGCGGAGAAGACTGCGAGTTACAGGAGCAAGAAAAGGCTCCTGAAGAAAGCGCGTAAGCGCAAATAATGAGTCGTTTCATACTCTACAAACCTACGCCAGAAGATGTCGCAGAAGCGTGTCGAAGATCTGATGCGTTAGGAGAGTTGAGGACATCGTTCACGAATGGTAAAGGCAACATGACTGGCTTCTTAGGTGAGGTCGCTTTCGAGAATACCTTCAAGCAGTTCGACTACGTCGGCGATACGTCCTACACGCACGACTATGAATACAAAGGTCTCAAAGTTGATGTTAAGGCCAAAAGCTGCAACACCCCTCCTAAGCTGGACTACAACGCCTCAGTAGTCAGCACCAAGTTCAGTAAGTTTGAAGCCGACGTATACTTCTTCATGCGAGTCCACAAAGGTCTACGGAAGGTATGGCTTTGTGGTTGGACTCCTAAGAAGACGATCATCCACAAAAAACGATTCAACAAGAGAGGGACTCACGACAAAGACGGGTTCCGCTTCAAGGCCGACGGATACAATATCGAGATTAAGAAGACCCGTCGGCCCGACGCTTTCGAGTCACTCTTCCTCCGGCGGTAGTTTTTTGTGGTGGAGGTGACCCGTATTTTTAAAGACGGGCCTTATTCCGTTTGGTGCGACGAGTTCGATAAACTCACTCAGCGGGGCATCCGCGTAGAGGTCTATGGTTGATGGATCACCTCCCACAGCCTCTATCGCTTCACGAAGGTCTAGCCAGAACTCACCGCAAAGCTCCTGCCTCTTTATCTGAATGTCCTCGTTTGTCATCCGCTCCATAACCTATATCGTAATTCTCGCTGAGATCAATACTCCATAATTTGCCACCGCCCTGTCCTTGGGACATTACGGGACGGATCTTGTTGTTAACCCGACTTGCTTCTTCCAGAGTGATCATGCCTCGTCGGCAGAACTCCAGATTACGAGAAGAACCAACGTCACGACCGTTGTTTAGTTCATGCACCATCACCTGAAACTCAGTCAGAGTCCCGCTCCATTTACCCATGTCAGGGTGAATCTCACGGCAACGCTTGGCGAAGAACTCGACCAACTCCGCGATGGAACTGCGACTGCTGTTGTCGTATGCGGCGTCCGCGATGGTGGGGTCGATGTATGACTGCACACCGAACCGGCCAACGTCCTCGACCTCTTTAGGAACCTTCCAGTCGAGCAGGAACTTACCGAAGTGCGGTAGCTCTTGTTCGATGGTAGCCTCTAGCTGGGAGTTAGCTGGAAAACTATTAGTGGACTTATTGCTAATCAACAAAGCCATGAGCTTATCGCGGTTACTGGTATCCAGAGACGGGATCACTGACAGTGAGTTGGCGTCCATGTTCAGCGACAAGATAACTCGACCTGTCCAAGGAATAGACATGGCGTCCGCATACTTGGCCATATACTCGACTCTCGGATTGGCTACCGCACGCTTGAGCAGTTCGGTCGCACGTCTCTGGTCTTGGAAGCTAGCTGCCGAGGTCGTATCGTCAATAACCCATGAGGCGACACGACCTAAGTCTTTGTTGAACTTCGTCTGACCTGACAGGTAGTCAGACGCATCAGAGAAACCACCTACAAGGCCACTGATAATTTTGTTCGACAATAGCGACTTGCCGCGACCTGTCGGCCCGACCAGCAGCAGAGCTTGTCCCTGTAAGGGAACCCTATCCAAAACCGCAGTGTAGAAACGCTGCATCCATGAGTAAAAATAATCTAAGGCGGAGTTCTTTGAGCTATTCGCGAATAGCTGATTCAGCCATTGGTGCAGGAACGGCCACTTCGATGGATCTCCATCTGAGTCTGGTTCCACCGGAACTAAGTTAGAGCAGTTGAGAATACGGGTAGCGTTGTAGGATACAATGCGTTCGCTTGAGAACACCACAGGTGCGATCTCATCGATCCGGTTGTTATTGCTCACCGTGAGGAGAGCTTCCTCCACCTCGCTGATCGCCCTGCCTCTCCTGACCCTGACAGAGAACCCCGCTTGACGAAGCTCCAGAAGGAGTTGCTCCTTCGGTATCGACACGGCGTTTCCGTATAGGAGCTTGAAGAAGGTCTTACCATTGAACCAGTATTCGTCGAGTAGGGTAGACAACTTCTTGGTCTCGTAGTCTTTGACAAACGAACCGCCGAAGATATCTCCCCAACTCATGAACCCTTTACCAGCACGGTCGCTGTAGCACACAACTCCATCCTCCACTACCTGACAACCGTCTCGGTCGATCCCATCATCGATCCAGAACAACGGACCTCTGGCCCCTACTTCAAACTCACCGAACCAGCGGTTCGGGAATCGGGATTCGACTTCCGGTGCAACCACGTCTAGGGGAACCGATGTATCTGAAGATTCCGGCGGCTTCGATGACACAGCCTTAGACAGGCAGGCATGAACCACGTCTGTCGGGATCTCGTCTCCTGTTTTAATCCAGTCTTCACCTAACTCAAAATATTGATTAGGTTTCAATGAAGTCTTATCAAAACCAGCGAAGAGTTTGTCCATCTTCAGCGACTTGTTTATGTAGCCCATGAACGAGTCATACATAGAGGGGTCAATCGGTATGGAAGAATCAAATTCCCAAACTAGTCGGAGGTAACCACTTTGAGTTCGGCTAGCCCACGTAGGGAACGGTATACCCACACAAGCGTTGGCCAACTTATTCCGAAAAGACTTCCAATCGATGGGTGAATCGTAGTCGGCTACTGCGCCGTGGATCTTGTGGGCGGGGTTATCGTTGCTTACTCGTTTGGAAGGTGCGCGTCCTTCAACGCAAGAATAGAATACGTGGTCGGTATTACTGTTGCTGCACCATTCCCGATAGTCGGCTTTATTCTTAAATGAGGGTTTAGTTAGTTTAAGATTATCGAGTTTACTAATTTTCTGGGCTTTGCTGTCGCGTAAGTTACGCAAATATCTGTAGGTCATTATTTTTGGTATTGGGTTAGAATTTCTCCCTCCGCATCCAGAGGGATATCACTAATCCACTCAGGAGGAGTGGACATAATTTGAGTAATTTTTTGTAGGACTTCTTCGGCTTCGTCTTCATCACACTCGCAGATCACTTCATCGTGAACATGGAAGATAATGTCTATGCCAGCCTTGTCGATCTCTAACATCATAAAACTGAAAATATCTCTGGCCAGAGCCTGTGAGAGATTCTCAGCGAGGACTCCTCCCCACAGTTTCATGATGCGTTTCTGGCCGTTCCGGTTGATACTGGAAACAAACTGGATTCGTCCTTGGGCCAGAGTCTTGCGGATGTTCCCGTAGTTAAGAGACCTTCCAGACGGTAGCGGTAGAGACAGGTGGCCGACATCATAGGCTTTATCGATTTCTTTGTTGAGCTTCTTCCAGTATTGGGGAACCTTCGCGAGCTTGGTTCGGTAAAGATCCACAGCGTCTTGAGCTTCTTTCTGAGGCATATCATACATCTCAGCAAACCGTTTAGCCCCTGCACCGTAGCCGCAGCCCAATACGAGAGCCTTGACTTTGTGTCTTAGCTTGGCGTCCTTCTTCTTCAGGACTCCCTTGTCTTCAGACCACAGACCGAACTGGATCGCGAACGCTTCGTAGATGTCGTCTGACTTCTCGATTGCGTCCATCGTCTCTCGGTCACGGGATAGCCAGCAAAGGGTGCGGACTTCGATCTGAGAGAGGTCAACGACGACTAGCTTCTTACCTTTAGGCGCGGTAATGAGGTTACGCATATTGACCCCGAACATTCCTTCTCTCGGCAGGTTCTGGAGATTAAGGTTACCACCACTACCACTGAAGCGTCCGGTGTGTCCGCCAAAATACATAATGCCGCCGTAGTATCTGCTGTCCGGCATCGTCGCGAAGTCGAAGCTATCGAGCTTCTTCTTGATCGTGTTTATACGACGCCAGTTCGTTACGGCCTCGATCCATTTGTATTTGTGGCCATGCGCCAGTATCCACCGCTGGGCATCGACATCAGTTTTAGCGAGTGAGGCTGGCGGCTCGATGCCAAGTTGAATACAGTGTTCGTCAAATGCTTTACGGCTAAGTAGAGGCTTCTCGTCTGCCCAAGGTATCGCCTTCTCTGTTTCAAAGATGAGTTCGTTGATTGTCTCCTTAGCTTTGCGTAGAGCGTCCACGTCAATCGGGATTCCCCTCTGGACGATGCGTCGGTTCGTGACGCTGATGTCCCGCTCAAACTGTGACCATTTAGACTCGTAAGCCTTCCACAGACGGAGGCAGAGGACGGAGTCCTTGATGGCGTATTCCTCTACTTCCTTCTGGAACTCTTTAGTCATACCCGCCCACGTCTTGCCAGACATATTATCGCGGGTGGATTTGGAGATCTCCAGATCGAAAGCTTCGGCGGTTGAGTTCTTCAGCGATCTGGGCAAGCCAACCGCAGCGGCCATGTCAGCGGTGCAGTGCCACTCGGCTGGTTTTACCTCCGGCCACCAACCGCAGTTGATTCCGTATAGGTAAAGTGTTTCATCGAATGATGCGTTATGGGACAGGACGATGTTGCCGTTAAGCAGGTTCCAGTCAAAATCTTCAGGGTGGCCAACCCATTCGTAGCCGTCATCTCCTACAACGCTCACCATATAGGCGTCGAAGTCGTAATGGGAGAAGTAACCTAACGGGCCAAGCTTACGTATCGAGCAGTGCTTGTCGTAGTAGGTTTCAAAGTCTAATGCATATGTAATCATATAAGTTTATTTGTGAGCAGAAAAAACCCACCGCAAAGGAAAAAATTAAAAACTCTGCGGTGGGCTTATGTCTTGCTATTACTATTCCTAGTCCAATTCCAATTCGGTTTGCTCACCAGTAACTTGCTGGAGTGCCTCCCGAACTACCCGCAACTTTTTCAAGTTGCCTCCGACTTGCGAGAGTTGATCCTCGACTTCAGCGATCATGCCGTCGAGCATCTCGATCTCATTGAGAAGGAGATCGCGGGTGTTTTGTTCTTTCTCTTCGTCAGTCATAATTACGCTCCGAGAAAGTTTTTAACAAAGGCGGTGACATCCTCATCGGCTTCTTCCTTCGTCACGGTGAGTGACGGATTAAACCAAGTATACTTGCCCTTGCTGAGTTCTTCAGAAACGAAGTTCCACACTTTGCTGTGAATAGGAACTCCAGACTGGAGAGCAGCGAATGTCGCAAGACGCTTGTAGGTTGAACGATACGCGTTCTTCCCTACGTTGATCTTGCCTAATGCGTAGTTGTGGTCGCCGATGGGCAACTGGAACGCATCGCCTTCTTCACTACCTTCAGGCTGACGCATGAGGAGAGTGATCTCGGCGAACTCAGTCATGTCCCAATCCGACTCCGCTTCAATGGCGTCGGCTTGTTCTTTAGACCAAGCGATGCGGGGGATATCCTCTTCCTCGAAAGGGATATTCTCCCGCCAGCCCTTCTGGGCAGCTACGGTGATCACCTTTACCGGAGTGTCCGGTGGGGCGATCTCATACGTCTTGTCGAAGAGAATCGACCCGACAGGTGCGTCGGATTGAGACATCTTTTGACAGACGTTAATACGTGGAATCTCGATGTCCTCTACGTCGATTTCGATTCCGCTTACGTTGGTGGAGAGACCAGTGTTGGTCTCGGCAGCAACGACTTCTTGCTTTTGGGTTTTAGCCATAATATCAATTATTGGTTTGGTTTATTGAGTCGCGACACAGTGCCGCTCGTCTGATGTTTCTACGATTCCTGCGTCTTCGCATTCGTCGAGGAAAGTTTGTCTGCTGTCGGTTCCTGCTTTCTTAGCAACCTTGGCGAGAGGGAAGTTAACTTGATCCAGCAGCGTGTCCAGATCAATTCCATATTTTTTTGCGATTTTTACAAAAGTCGCGTTATCGGAGATCTTTCTGGTTCTGCCCATCGAGCGGAGTTTAAGACCGTCAAGCTGCTCGCCATCTTTAAGAGCGTCGAGTGTTTTGCGTTTAATCGACATCGACCAGTTCTCCACGATCTTCGCTATGTTAAATAGCTCAGATAGTCTGGCCGGATTGTCAACGTCAGTCGGATCGATGTCAGGCAACGTGGTATCGAGTTTCTTAGCCACACTGATAACGAGACCGCCTAACGCAGGACAAGTATCTTCATGCCTACAGAATCGGCAATACTGAGTCGGGGTGCATTCCTCAAGCTCAGGTGTGCCGGACTCCCATTTCGGTCTGACTTCTTCGCCAGCCTTGATGACTCGGCTAAGGTCTTCGACCAGAGTAGGGAGGTCTTCTCGCGTGAACGTGTGGTGCAACGTCGCATTGTGCTGCGGAACGTAGAACGCGAAGACGATCTCCTTGATGTCGGGATACTTCTGGAACGCTCCGGTCGTGTATGCCTTCGCTTGCCAGTTCTTATCTGGTGGGTCAATGATACTGATTCCGGTTTTGTAGTCAGCCATGACCGCACGGTCACCGCCTTTAAGGATCAAGAATCGGTCACAGGTTCCCCATGTCTCAGTGCCGTCTAAGGCAACCTCAACTTGGATCTCGTTAAGCTCTTCCTCGATCTCATCGAAGTTCCCCATGAAGTCCTGCTCCATCGCAACGATCTGCTCATAGATCTCATGCTCCTGCTCAGTGTGTAGGGCAGAAGGATCAAAGATTTCAAGAGCCTCATGAATACGAGTCCCCATCTCAGCAGCGGGTGACGTGCCGTCTCGGCCTTGGTAGCCAGCACAAGCGGCTACATACTTCAGGCTCGACGGAGAGAACTCCGCGTGACCTCTGCTTTGGTGGTCTGGTTGGTTACTCGTCATCATCTCCTAAAATGTATATTTTATGCTTCACCATCGCTTCGGCTACTTCGTAAGCTATTTTTGCTCTCTGTTCCGGCGTCCCCACATTCATAAGTTGCATAGCCTGACCAGCAAAATAATCTAGTAAGGACATACCAAATATACAAGCTTCCTCTGTTGGGAAAGCTTTGAATTTAGTTACGTCGTGGTGTTCTAACTTTTCTTCGTTTTTCATAATTTTACTTTCGTCTACTGTTTTAGTTTCATTATTTTAGTTCGGGGTGAGAGCTTAACTGCCCCGTCAGCGAAGTCTTAATTGCCGGACTCTCTCGACAAAATTTTATTTCAGTGGCACGACGATATAATCATGGTGACCTTTATAGGATCTCGCATACTCCACACACTCTCTGAGATTGCCCGAGAAGTCGATGTATGACGAATCAATGACGTGATAATCTGTGGTTGGTAGGATCACATTCTTCGGGTTACGAACCAAATGCGTCGATGAGATACGCCAGCCGTCCGCAGAGTTGTTGACTACAGAGGTGAAGACGCGCATATCCGACGGATGGTCATCGCCGTCAAAACTCCTCATCATCTTCTCCACCTGCCACTTTGACAGGAGGACGGACGCGTTGATTTGTTCAGGGTCTTCTTTAGGCTCTTCCGAAATAGGTTCAGGTAGATCCGGTGAGGTAGAGCTAAACAACACTGCGGCTATGGGAGTGATGCATAATGCCAATACGAATAATTTTTTCATAATTCTAGTTAGTTGGTTTAATTTCTTTGGAGACGTTCTCCAAGATATTTCTGATAATAGACCTCATCTCACGATCAGTTTTTATTTTACGGTCTACCGCTTTAACAGCGTGGATGATACTACTATGCGACACGTATCCGAAATAGTCCGCGAGGATCTGATACTGGATTCCGTAGTTCACGCGCAGCAGTCCCGCCGCGACTGATCGGGGAGTAGAGTATCGGAAGGCTCTGGATTTTTTGAAGAGGTCTTCTTCGTCTACCGAAAACTCATCGGCGACGAGCGAGCAGACTTTTTCGATGATGTCTCGTTTGTATTTGGTGAGACCCTTAATTTGTTTTTTAGTGTCCATTTAACTCGTTATTGAAGTCATACTCAATGCCGTCGATGAGATCGTCCTTAATGAAGTCCGAAATAATAATGGACTGGTATGCCCGTGAGAAGTCGCCGGACTCGCTGTATTGTTCAGCGTCTTTCTCGCTGGCCTTGGCCCATTCTTTGAGGTATTTAACTAATTTCTTTTTCTTAATTTTCATGATCTGTTGTTGGTTATTGGTGTAGAGTGTTCAGGTTATCTGACTTCTGTTCGACAACACGCATGACGTGTTCTTCGATTGAATCGCTGGCAACTAAAATCTTCTGGATAGCGTCGCTCTTCGCGCCGTTGCGGTGGATACGCCCCAACGCCTGTAGGTGGTCTTTGACATTGAACGTAGGAGAGATCAATGAGATCCGCTGCCTACTACCGTTGATGTCGTGCAGCGAGATTCCGGTTCCGCCAGCGGCGATGTTGACCACGATAACGTGTTCTTTATCGTCTTGGAAGTCGTCGATGACCTGTTGCCGTTCTTCAGCCGGCTG